ACTGCATCGAACTGGCGTCCCAGTAGCTTGGCTTGCATCTCCGGAGGGAGACCGGTCACCGTCAGGCTGATCACCGTCTCACCCTCAAACACGATGCTGTCATACGGTTGGTCGTCGGCATACTGCGTCGATGCGTTGATTGCTGGTGCCTGGCTGGCTTTCGCTGCCGGCGCCAGGTACTCGGGTGTATCCGCCGTATAAGCAGCCGCCGTATCCACGGTCACCTCTGCAATATACAGGGAATCAAGCCCGATCCTTGATTTATATTCACCACTATTTGCGCTAACTGGACTCATGTTTTTTACTCCTTTTTTTTATAGTTCTTCTAAATATTCGAAATCGAATGCGATCCCAAAATGTCTGGTGTCCGTGTCATAATCCAATTCACGGCCACCGATGAATGTAAAGCCGCCGGTGATCATCGCTCCGATCACGTCCGGAAGGCTTGCATTGCCTGTCCTGTTATAGATCGAAACCTGTACTGCCTCCGATCTCAATACTTCCTCATCATCCGCATGCATCTCAGGGTCGATGCTGAACACGAAATAAACGATATACGTATCCGGGATATCTGCCCCGCTCGCCACAATATACGCACTTGCCGCCATCGGTAATGCCAGTGGTGTCAGTGCCGTATTCACTCTTTCCCAAATCGTTGTCACTTTTTCAGCCACTCCTCAAAAATATCTTCCATTGCTTTGCGTGCCTTCCCTGCATCCTGGCGTAAAGACGGTCTTATGAACGGTCTCGCTGTTATCACCCGGTGCATCCTGCCTGCTTTTTTACCAGGTCCACCGAACTCCCACACATTGGCGATCCTGGCATCCTCCGCCTCTGTGCCTCGCAACACACCCACGTAGATATATCGTTTATTGCCATCCCTCCCCATACCTGACTTTCGGATCCGCGTCCTTATGCGCCCATACGGTGCTCTGCGCTGCATGCCAGCCACGAACACATCAGCACCCTTATCCAGGCCTTCTTCAGCCACCCGGTCGATATCCTTCCCTGCTTTTACCAGCTCCTCGAGATATTCCTCAAATCCTTCCAATTTCAATGTTGCTTTCATCCAGGGACCATCCTTTGTACTTTCAGTTCGAGATATTCATGCCTCTGCTGGATATCATCTATCGAGGTGATCTCGTAATTATTTCCATCCAATGTCACCACGCAGGTGGTATCCATGTCTTCAATATATCGGATCAGCACTGTCGCTGCCTGCGAAGCGCCCACTGAGCTCGCTGCCCAAGCTTCGCTCCCATGCACGCCTACCCACCTCGCCCACACCGTTGCAACTGTGGTCAGGATCGGGGTCTGGAAACCGCCTGTGCCTGTTGTAACCGTCCGGCGTTTCAGCATGACTCTTGTCCTCATCTCTCCCGGGTTGGTGATATTAGCGCCTATTTTCACCTTATTAATCCTTTGTCCGGTCGTATTTAGACCGGATCACTATGCCGTCCTGAAACTGATCGTATCCGTGATCGTCTGCCCGTAGATATCCGGCGCAGCCGTGATCACGATGTTGTAGCTTGTAAGTGCCGTAAGACTTGCAGTCGGGTCAATGGTAAGGATCTTCGCCGTCACATCCAGCGTGTTCGTGCTGGCAACGGTTGCTCCGGATGCAATTTTAAGCACCACGCAGCTCGTCGCTGCAGCCGCCATCTCATGGTTGAAGATGATCACCGGGTTGATCGTGATCGCCATCTCATCATCACCATCTTTCGGCCCACTGCGCTCGATCTTCAGCGCCTCTTCTGGCACTCCGCTCGATTCCAACTCCAAAGCCTTGGCTTCGAGCTGCCCCAGGCAGGCCGATAATCCCGGCCCTAGCGAGCCCGATGCATTGATCATTCCCGGGTTCTCGTGCCATAACGTCAATAGGATCCTTGCTGCGTTCTTGGCTTCTGGATAAATGGTCGTGTCAGCTGACCAATCCCTTCCGGTCGCCATCTTGATATAAGCGTCCACCGCTGCAAGAAGGTCCAGCATCAGCGGGTCGGTTATATCGCATCGCAGCACATTCGCTGCTTCCTCAGTGTTAGAATATTAGCCATTTTTTCTCACTTGTTTGGCGTATCGGGTCTTCAAGTTCTCCCGATAGCCATGCTTATTGCCCTTAGAACTCACTATGTTCTCCAAGTAGATGCGCTTCATCTGCCGCCGCTACCGCTCCTGTCCCTATAAAGTTATAATGCCATGCTCCACTTGCATTGATCATAATATCCATATAATAAACTCCCGCGGCACTTCTTTCCACCTGCCCCAATGCATAAGTATAGGTCGTCGATGTTCCAGCTGGGTCCTTCACCTTTAATGTGATTGAAGTCGGATCAGTATTTACTCCAAGTACCGTGAAGGTCGCTGAAAGTCGTACCTTTTGTCCTTTATGATAGGAATTGATTGTCATGATATCGCACTCCTAACCATTATCAGAATCCGCAATGAGTACACATTCTATTTTTGTTTCTGCCATTGTTACTATCCATAAACTGCTATCGCTTACCGCTACCTTTCCAGGTATGCCAAATAAGTTTGCTAGTGCCACCAGTCCTGCAGAAACGAGATCCCCAATAAAAGTCTTTATGCTCCGTTTGGTCACTATCCCAGAAATCACAATAGAACCTATGAACAGACGCATGAACTCTACTAGATTCGCAAACCTACCCGACGATAATATCCCGCCTATAAATCTCCTGATATTCTGTTTGGTTAATGTCCCTGCAATCGTTATCTCATTTCCAATAAATTCTTTGAATCCCCGCTTTACTAATGTACCCGTTGGGGATAACTGCCCAAGGAACGTCATCAATATCAGTACGACTTCTGTCACCATTTGAACAATACCAGACGAACCTACAAACCCCGCAAAACTTCGAAAACTTGACTTCACCAAAGCACCCGCAGAAACGATACCACCCGATACCACCTTAGTAATCCTCTTGACCAATGCCCCTGTCGGCGCAATCACTCCATCGAATATCTTAGTGAACGCCTTGAATAAACTCAAAACACCCGATGGAGTAGCACCCCCTGTCATAGGTATCTTCTGGTCTTGCTTATGTAATGTTCCCAATGGATTTATACCGCCAAATAACATTCTGAATACCGCCGCCCCTTTAGTTAATATACCACCGGACGTAATCCCCCCCATAAAACTTTTCAGTAAAGACCATACCCTTACGCCTGTCGGAGTAATACCCCCTGACAACCCTTTACGTATATTCAACACATAAGCAGGGTAGTTTGTCGGAGATATAAGCCCCGCAAATGGTTTTTCGCTTATCTTCTCAAATACGCCCGACAGACCAATACTGCCAATAAGATTCAATATCTTCTGCTTATTTATATCCAACTCACCATCAGGGAACAGCACGCCAGCAAAAGACCTGACTATGTGCGAAACCTTGTTCATAACACCTGTCGGTGTAGAGCCTCCCACAAAAGACCTGAGCGACCTCAATGTCTTTACACCCACAGGTGCAAGACCTCCCGCCAGTATCTTCGCCCTCTGTCTTACCAATACCCCCGCCATCGTCAAAGCGCCAGCCAGTGAAATAGGGGTAGACGTAGACGAAGCAATTACATAAAAAGCACAAGCAATAGCACCATAATCATCAATCGTACTATCCGACCAACTCATATTTTGAGCACCCGCAGTTGTCTTTATATACCATTGAGCCGCACCACCATAAGCTGCTATATCCTCCTCATACAATGATGTGCCAGTCCTTGTAGTCGGCGCAAAAGTATTATCCCCCGTACTCACCACCGCAAATATAATCGAGTTGTCATGGATCGTGGTCACAGCCGCATACGGATCAGCCTCAGTCGTAGAGCGAACACCCGAAGCCCCAACTGTGAACATCGTACCAACCAGACTCTTGGCGCTTACCACATAAGCCCAAAGCGTCCTCGTGTTTGTATTCGGTATTACAATATTATAAGCACCCCCCAATGATGGATTTCTCAAATACCACATCTCGGTTGAAGTCTCAGTTACACCCTGCTTTGTTTGTACCTGAGTAAACGCAACCCCATTATAAGTAGGCGCTCCCCCAATCCTTGCGGTACTCGCCGCATAGCAAATCATCAACACTAATAATGTACCCTCATCACTACAAGTGAACGCCTGAGTAACCGGATTAGCCGCAGTTGTAGATAATGCCGCAGTAGGGATACGCCCTTGAACCCCTATCTTAGGAATACCCCAACCAACCCTTAATAACGAACCCGAAGGACCTTCCGAGCCAGCAAACGCCCTCTGTAATCTCCTTGCAATTGTTCCAGCGGATGCAATACCACCCGCGAAATTCCTAACCATAGCCTTCAAATACCCCATAGTTCCTGAAGGTGTTAATCCCCCTGCATAACTCCTGATCAAAGTGAATACCCTCGCCATTGTCCCCCCTGGCGTGATACCACCTGCAAGTGTTTTAGAATTTATTTTGGTCAAAACACCTGATGGTGTCAATCCACCTGCAAAACTCTTAGCCCTACTCAATATCCTGGCAAATGTACCAGAAGGCGTAAGACCTCCTGTTATTGTTTTCTCAGCACTCAACGTAAATCCGCTCGGTCCAATCGGTGTAATCCCACCTGTAAATGTTTTGAGCACAGCCCTAAGTTTGGTAAGCACACCTGTTGGAGTTATTCCACCCGCAAAACCACGAACTATATTAGCTACTTTCCCCAATGTTCCAGTCGGTGTTATTCCACCATCGAAATTTCTAGCAACTCCCCTTATAGTCGCCAATACCCCACCTGGCGTGATACCACCTGCGAAAGACCTTACCAACGTGAACACCCTACCCAATGTACCAGACGGAGTTAATCCACCTGCATAAGTCCTTACTAAATTAGATACTTTTCCTAACGTACCATCGGGTGTAATTCCCCCAACAAATGTTTTTGCCACCGCTTTTAAGGAAGTCAAAACACCCGCTGGAGTTAATCCTCCTGCAAAAGACCTTACTAAATTGACTATCCTACCCGGTACTCCAGATGGAGTTAATCCTCCGGCAAAAGACATCGGAGTCGATACTGGTCCTCCCCCCACATTTCCACCCTCCCAGTCGTCGCCCATAGAGATCGTACCTCCCCCCCAAGCACCTACCCCTGCCGCTCCACCAGACAAAGCACTTTTAAGTGTGTAAGTCGCAATAATACTTCCAGCAACCTTATAATGTATCGTTGTTGCTGTTGTACCGTCTACATGCAATTCAATAACATCACCAGCGTGGGTGTGTGTTTGTCCAGAATCCCAATCGGTTGGAGTACCTGTCACACACTCACCAGCATAATTTTTGTCTGCGTCGAAACTGAATAAATAATAAAATGAATTAGCCGCACCTGTTGCAATACGAATGGAAGGTCCAGTACCAGACGCGCCAGTCTTGCATTTAGCATAATGTTTATCGTTAAATGCATCTGCATTCCAAAACGCACAATTGCATACATCAGTAGTAACCCCTGCGAAACCATTGGTATGTATCTGAATCCCATTGGTCTTATTCGTCCAATTGGAATTGGGCGGTGAAGTATGGTCTACACCCGTAAAGGCTTCGGTAGCTGGAAGCGCCATTAGATTACCATGCTCATGCCTGCCCCTCTAATCTCGTAGGGGCGACCTGCATTATATAAATTATTCGCTAATAAAAGAACAGTCCTTAATGTCGTTGCATCGGTCACGCTTGCATAATTCACGCCTAATTCTTGTGCTGCCAAGATAAATGCCGCCTTCTGTGCAGCGGTCAATTGCCCGACAGTCGTGGATAATGTAATACCACCCTTGAAAAATCTATCGCTAGTGATACCAACAAACCGATTGTGAAAATCAATCATCCCCGCCAATGCTCTCAGGACATTCCTGTAAACCATGTTAGTATTTATCCACGTTCCTGGAATATATCCCGCCTCTAGAGTATTCCTTATCCTATTTCGTGTTGAAGTGTTTGGAATAGTCGCATCTAAATTGGCAACGGGGAACGTACCTGCCTGTGCATCCAGTAATGTGTTCTGCACGGCTGTTGTATCCGCGATTATCATTCCCCAATCTTCTAGTAGGTAAGTTGTCCATGCCCACGGAACACCCTCCAGTCCTGCCAATGCAGGATTGAAACGATGCGGTAAATATGCAGGCACGTTATATACAGGATTGGTCAAATGTACTACAGGAATAATATATAATCTTACAGTCATTTAGACCTCCAGCACAAGTACCCAGTCTGCTTCACTAGCACTATTTGCACCTGCATGACTGAATTCATGTGTTCCACTATTCGCATGTGGGCTTGCAGCATCAGCCGCATAACTTCCATCAGTCGGGTCGAACCATCTGCAAGTGACCGTCCCGCTGAACTGGCTCATATCCACCGTCATAGTTCTATTAGTTGACATATAGATAATTGCCAGACTATCATCCGCCAATGATGCACAATAAGCAAATTCATTATCATCTGGTTGAACGTCATCAGTCGCCCATGTAGCATATCCATTCGTCAAAATAGTATGAGAAGTATCTGGAATTAATAAATGCCAATCATACGCCTCAAATAGATTCTTAAAGTGAATTATCTGCGTAGCACCCTCTAGGATAATATCATCATCCCAACCCGCATGGAAATCCCAATTATCACTATGATAGGTAATACCACACGCACCCGCGAGCATCGCGCCATAATTCTGCTTTCGGATTATGTATGGTGTACCCACCAATCCTGCTGTGGAGTAATTTTCATAATATGACTCACCTAGAAATACAGGTTTAGCGGGATTAAGAGCATATTCCTCGGCAATCTTATCGTAAGCAATCCAGTAGGTATATCCGAAATCTAAAGTACATTCAGCGTCGAAATCATCACTATCTCTTGATGCTGAACGGTAATATTCTAGCCACATTGTATAAAGTGAATGGTTAGAATCCGCACTCTGTATCCCATTGATGATGTTAATAAGTGCAGTAACAGAATCAGTATCCGTAGTCCAATCCTGGAAGTCATTACCAACCATCCAGGCAATATTAGGACAGTCTTTATATCTGTTTCCTAAATAAGCACCGTAGTTGTAGCATTTGACATTACCGTTTGTTTTCCATAAATGGTTGGCATCAATCATATCTGCACAACTCATAAATACGATAATTCCATAACTCTCCGCAATGGATACCAGGGTGTCTAATCGGTTGAAATAAGTATTATTAGGGGTAGCAATATCCCCATCTGATGTGAATGGATGAACATCGTCATAGGTTTCAAAGTTAGCACCGCCTCCAAAACTTGGTCCTGCTACTACATGAACTTGTGTCGCGTTGAATCCCTGCGTCGCACGAGTAGAAAAATAAACATCCATATCAGACGTACTAATCCCAACCAACATCCCCTGTGGAGAATCACTAATCAACAGGAATGGGGTTCCGTCACCATCCAACAGATAGCGACCATTAGGGGATACGCGCAATGGAATATCCCCTAATTTGGGCGTTAACCTGAATATTGTCATCTGTCCCTCCTACGCCGGAGGGACTATCCGCCAGCGGTGAATGTCAAGACATAGGTCGAGACCAAACTGTCTCCCGCTACCATATTAACTGCCGCGAACGTGTGCCTGTCAATCAAAGTCGAAGCCCCACTTGCCGCTCCCATTACACCATGCTCTGTAACCGCAGGAGTACCACTATCAATGGTGTTCGTTCCAACAGAAGTGTAAACACCAAGTGCCTCGGTATGAGTACCAGTAGCACGAACATCACCCGTGTATTCGGTAGTGAGTTCCGTTCCCATTCCAGTATCACCCACAGCCGCAGCACCAACTCCCACACCTAAAGCATGGTAGAACAGGTTGCCCGGGCTTGCCTGAGTTCCAAGCGCAAGGGCAAGGGCAGTAATGAAAGCAGTCGTTACTACACGATAACCGACCACCCCATAATCAACCATCTGCCCATCCACACCCTTATACACCAAATGCAACTTGGACGTGATTACAGCAAACCCAATTGTCTTGCCAAGAATAGGCGCAACGTGACATGCAATCCACCCACGAATGAACTCCCAACGGATTGTGTTGCGAACCTTCCAACTCATCTTGGCTTTCGGAATACGATTGACTTGCACTTTCAAATTACCTTTACTTCCAAGTGAACCTTCCATTTTATTATCTCCTTATCTGAATCTCGATTATGTCTTTCCAATAATAGGAATACCTTACACTGCTCCTAGTGCTGCCAGGGTCCGCTGCCCGCCAGCTGCGATGATCAGCTCATCATACTTACCCGCATAGCGGTTATTCTCACGGTGTTTTCCAAGCAGGTATCCGGTATCCAGCGCATACTGCAGCTGGTCGTTCATGAATTTGGTGAGCTGCTTCATCGCTTCCGGATTTTTCGTCTGTTTCCAAACGTTCCACACATATTCAGCCTGACCGCCCGCATGCCACATATTCTCACGTGCTTTTTCACCATCTAATTGAGATTGTGCCATGCAGCGCTCGAACTCCTGGCGTGGGATGGGATCCTCCCGAGCTGCATATCGCTCAGCCTCATCCAGTGCGCCCTTGGCTTCGCCCGCATGCATATGAGCTGTCTGCATCTGGCTGATCAATATACCGATCTTATCGAATTTATCCCCTCCAAGCGCCTCGTCGATCCGTTTTTTTAGCTTCACCGCTTCCCACTCAGCCGATTTCACAGCTGGGCTGATCTCGATCGCACGCTCCTCGAAGAACTCCCGTGGGATCTGGATCTCGCCTTCATAGCCATACATCGCACCTGTGAAGAACTGCTCATTGCTCAGCACGTCGATCTTCACCCCCATTCCCAGCGCCACCCCCACCCAGAACTGGAAATTCGGTAGCTGGTAGCCATATTCCGTGTTGCTCGCCATGTCCAGCCCAAAGAAATCGATCTCCTTGTAACCCATTAAGAGTGCCAGTGCGATCATATAAACCGGGCTGGACTTGAACCAGTGCAGGTGCGCTCCTGGTATTTTTGCGAAGATCTCTTCCAATGGATAGCGCTTGCTGTCTGGTACATTCCGGTCCACCTCTTCCATGTAGATCGGTTTCCCGTGTTTCTCCTGCAGCCAGTTCCAGTGTTCTTTGTTGACGAAATTATTCGGGCTTCGATAGACCTCAGGTAGATGGATCTGGAAACATACGTCCCAGCGTTTGACCCATTCATGCTGTGCCATTTCGTTCATCACCCAGATCTCTACCTCCGGGTCATCCCACGGAGCCTGGTCTCGCGTGCGTGTATGCGTTCCTACGATCGCCAGCCTTTTCAATGAATTACTCCTTGGGCCATTTTAAGATGGATGAATTCGGTATTTAGAAAACGTCCAAAACTTGTGTTGATCCTCTGCATCCTGTCTGCCTGTTTTGTGATCACCATTCGTTCTTGTAAGTATTCTGGTCGGTTATAGTTATCCAACACCACCCAACCACCAGGCCTTACTAATCGGATCGCTGCTTTCAAAAATAAAATCCGGTCATCGAGTGGTTCTCCATCTATTAGCATTAGATCGAATGGACCCTTAAGTACTGGCAACTTGTCATGCGATTTCAATAGGATCGATCTCACATTTATCAGTTCTCGCCTGGCGATCTCTTCATGCCATCTCGGATCACTTTCAACCGAGGTCACATGCGCAACCAGTCCAGCGAACCATAGAGTAGATCCTCCACTTCCATGCTCCAATACCTTCCATTCTGGCCTGATTAAATCAGATAAGAAGTTAATTGAAGCCGGTGATAGCCACGGTATTGGTTGGATATTGTTTGGTAGGGATGGTTCATACCATTTCATAGCAATCCCATTTCACCCAGCTCTGCTTTTAATTTTGGGTCGATCACATTACCCATGTGCCTGCATAGTCGGTCCACTGTCGCCAGTCGAAGCATCCCTGCCTGGTCGATTTCTTCATCCCGCGGTCCTTCAACTGTGACTGCCATGCTGTCCCAGGCTGCAAGTTGCGCCACTCTGCCTGCCACATACACCGCCTGGCAGTGATGTGCCGTGGCATACGCCTTCACGCCCTGGTATTCGATCAATACATCCAGATCATCCTTGGTGAAATCCGTCCACTCTTGCGGGTTAAGCTCAACCGATTCTGCATAATCCATCTCCCACTCATCCGGGATGGATCGACCTTTCGTGATGTTACAGCCGTTTTCATCGGCCCATTTCAAGGTTGATGTATTATTCTTCATCATCCTTCGGCATGGGTATCCGCTAACCGCTCCCACATTCGGGAAGTGCTTGATCAGCTTAACCTGTTCGTCCAGCCAGCCCGGGTAAAAAAGCATGTCATCGTCACTGATTCCAACGATCGTGCTTTCCGGTAACATGCGTAGGATACAGGTTCTTGCCGATCCCTTCCCAATGTTGGGTGAAAGCACCAGGCTTGTAGGTCTATATTGCTTTACAAGCCACTCCTTCAGCTCGTCGCAACTCCCGTTATCCCATACCATCACGGCACATTTCATCCCGGCATTCTCTCGCATGCTGTTAAGACACGCTTTGACGATCGCCAGGCGCTCTTTGTGATACCCGCTCTGGTTAGGTAAATGAGTGATCACCGCCGCCACCACCTTGGGTACTTTGTCCGGCGCTATCGCATTACGTAAAGGATTCAAACCGACTCGCATAAATCTCCAGGCTGCCGGGATGGGCTCTGGAGGCGAAGCCCACCCCGGCCGAAATAGGTTTGGTTATCTCAAGATCAGAGATCGCTAACCATCACGGTCATTTTGTAGCGTGAGTTCATCACTGCCCAAACAGCCACCAGGCAGGTCGCACCTCCGGTCCCCGGAGTGATCACTGCCCTCACATACTTTGCATCGGTCAGAAGAGCCTGGACCTTTGCCGGATCGATGTGGATCGCCAGCATCTTGCCATCACCGGTGACGGTCAGGTCAACCCCAGCGCTTGCAGATGCTGTTGAAACCCAGGTGTTCGTCCCGGTTAAAGCCGATATGCGGTACTGGAATTCCACGTTCACCTCGTTGGAAGCCGAGGCTGCTCCAGTGGCCGCTTCGATCGTTACTGTCGGACCTGCAGTCTGGTCGGCTGAAGTGGTTGTGATCCCACCGAAATACACAAAGATGGTCGCTTCATGGCAATACGCCAGGTCAAGATAGTCGGAGGGGGTTGCCGTCCCTGCGATATCCTGTGGCACCAGCAGTGGTACAACATTTTCATACTCAACAAATGAGTTAGGCATGGTATTTTCTCCTTCTTAGATTTCTTATTTACCGTTCAACGTTCGAACGTTTATGCCGTCGCGGTTGCCAGCGCCACGAACGGGCTCTGCGTGTTCGATCCGTGCAGAGGGGTCAATGCCGAGTGCCACGAAGGCTGCCCATCGAGCCGGTAGGTGAATTTGAAGATCGCTTCATCCTTCAAATACTCCGTATAGATCGATACACCGCTCTTCACGTCACCCTTGCTGGCTGCCTGATACTGAGATAGGCTGGCCAGTAAGATATCGCCCTTGGTACCCATTGTCTGGGCATACTCCACCTCGAGCACCGGTTTGCCCTTCATGCGCATGATGCCATCCGGACCATATACGAAGAAATTGGCTGGTACTGGCAGCGTGCTGGTGACATACATCGCGTCAAGTTGTGGGGTCACATCCTGGTTGATCAGCCACACGTAATCGCTCACGCCCACAAAGCGCCGTGCCCACATGTTCACGATATCCACGTAGCTGATCGTGGCAAGCGCATAGCGTAGCTGGGTGATCAGGCTTGGGCTGTTCAGAATCCCGAGCGGTTTCCCCACCCCGTCCCCTTCGTATATCGCATCCTCAGCCTGGAAGCGCAGCTCATCCGGGACCACCCGGTTAAGCCAGGAGACCAGGTTGGTGGTATCCTGCAGCTGCTCATCCGTGGCATAGCATGCAGCCGCCACTTTCTTGGGCTTCACTTCGAACTGGTACCACTTCGGGTGGCTGCCGGTGATCGCATCCGCTTCTGCCACCCAGTATCCCAGCACACCACCCCAGCGGCTTCCCGCCACCCGGCTGGTCTCGTCCACACCGTTATAAACGGCTGAATTGGAATTGGCACCGATCGGATCCATTGCAACCCGGCTCAAGATCTCGCCGGTCGAATGCATCTTCTCCAGGATGGTATCGTTGGTCTTCGGGGTTAGCAGATACCCACCATCCGCTGGCTCCCCTTCGGATAATCCATCCGCCGTGTCTTTGACGCGCAGTGGTAGCAACTTCGAATTCTCTCGGCCTGGATACGTGCCTGCCAGTTTGACTGCCCTGAAAAACTCGGCTTCATCGGCAAAGGGTTGGTCAGCTTCATCCTTTACCACCTGGACATCCCCCCCAACTTGCACGAGCCGCTGCGCCGGATCGGATCCATCTGAGGTTGCATTGAGCATGGATAGATATAACTGGTTGGCTTTGTCATAATCCAGCTTGGCTGCATCTAACTGCGGCCGTAATTCGAGCGCTTTATCGGTCTCTTCGGCCTCGAAGTGCTCATCGATTTGGCGCGCAATCTCTCCGACCCGCGCCGAGGCTGCATTCACAGCATCTAGGTACTTTTTTGGGTTCATTATTTATTCTCCTTCTTTAGAATTTTGGCTTCGGAGCGGAGACGTTCCGCCACCGGACTTAGTGCCCCATTATCTAGGGGCGTGATAACCGGCTCCTCTGGCGCAGACGCAGGAGCCAGTAAGGTAGCCGGAACGTTCACAAAATTTCGCAGCGCATTTACCACCGCTGCATTCTCGACCGGGATCGTAATTTTCTTGCTATTCCCTTTCATCACTTCATCCACAAATCCCAGGTCAACTGCCTTCTGGGCATCCATCCAGGTCTCCTCCGTCATCAGCTTGGAGATCCGCGCCCTTGAAAGGCCCGATTTAGTCTCATAAGCATTGATGATCCCCTCCTTCACCGTTTTCAAGCTGTCCACCATCCGGGATAGCTCTTCGATGTTCAGCATTGCCATGAAGAATACTGCCAGCGGGTCATGGATCATGAAATAGGCAGTCTCCTGCATCTTGATCATGTCTCCCGCCACAGCCACCACCGTCGCTGCCGATGCTGCCATGCCATCGATCTGCACGGTCACTCTCCCCGGGTAATCCTTGATGATCGAGCTCATCAGGCTGGCTGCGATCACATCCCCTCCGTAACTGTTCATCCGGATCGTGATCGGACCGCCCTTGCCATACCGGTTTAGCTCATCCTTGAACATCTTCGGGGTGATATCATCCTCGAACCAGCTATATTCGCTGATATACCCATACAGCTCCAACTCTGGCTCTGTTGGGGTCGAACCTTCTACCTCGTCGACCACGCTCCAGCGCCAGAATGGCTCGTGTGGTTTGGTATTCCCGTCAAAACATCGGATTGGCTCATGTTGTTTGTCCATATCAATTACTTCCTTCCTCACTATATTCGAAGAGTGGCTCACCCACCAGCTCGTGGTGCCCGTTACCGTTCGACCCGGCTTTATTCTTCGCCTTGGGCGCCACTGGTGGTGCTGCACTTCCCGCCTGTATGCTCCCATCTGGGTTCACCATCCCAAAATTGGCCGGCATGTAATGGCTGTCTCCACCAGTATAAGGTGGCAGGTCGTCGATCTCACGCCCTTCATTCGGTGTGAGCTGCCCGCTTTGGATCTTCTTTTCCAGGTATGTTGCCCTGGTGTTGGCATCCGTCGCCAGGATGGCATCCCGGTTGAATTTGAAATAAAAGCCCCGGTTTTGCTGGTCCAGGCTCAGCCACTTACGCCTTGCTTCGCTTTCCCATTGTGACAAATAAGCGGTCAAGGTGGTTTTCATGTAGTCCAGGTCCAGCTGCGCATTCGATTCATACGATTGCTTCCCCAGGTTGAGCTTATACAGTGGGATCCCATAGAAGTTGGCAATCTCCACGTCCGTCGCCTGGATGCTTTCCAGAAATTGCGCATCGATCGGCTTCATCGTGATCTGCTCGAACTTGGTCGCCTTGGGGTCCATGATCGCCAGCCGGTATGCATTCCCCGACCCGCTCATCTGTTCCTCGTATTCACCCCGGATCTTCTTGCGTGCTTCTTTGTTCAGCTCGCCCGCCATCCACAGTAACCCGCCCGGGTTGAGACCCTGTTTATACAGTTTTCCCTGGGTGTCACTGGCTCCCAGTTGCCGGCTCATCGTATCTCGTGCAAATTCCAGCACCGATCTCCCGGTTACACCATCCTCCGAGTTGATCAATAACTTCACCACCTCGATATCCGGGTAATATGCCGGGTTCTTGGCTGCGTCGTATAACGGCTCCCAATGATGCCAGCTCACCTGGTACCAGATGTTTCCATCCTTGTCGATCATCTGCATGGTTCGGTCCGTCGGCAGGATGATCAGCTCATTCGGTCTGCCAGCTCGTGCCGGTGGGCTCCAGATGTATGACTGCCCGTAGTTGATCAGCCATTTCGTTACCGTCTTTTTGAAGATGAACGGGTTCATCCACCGGTTAGGCTCGAATTCCAGCAGCCAGCTGATATTCCGCTGCATGCCGTTTGGAGCCATCCGTTGCCCAACCTTCTCGAAGGTTTGCAATGGCATGGACGCAATATCATCGCTCAAAATATTAATGCACCTGTAAGCCACGTGGATCCATTGGCTGCTCTCAATGGTCGCTGTGGTGTCAGTGTCCGATGTCTCTACGCCCTGCAGGAAGGATACTGGGGTTCCATAATATTTCGGCGCAGTGATGTTTCTAAATCGAATTGCATGTAAGAATTGATTAATGATCATCTGGTTTTCCTTTCATCTGGAGGACTTTTTCCAATGCCAGCCATGAACCCCAGGATGATCAACAATATTCCACCGGCAAATAAAGCGGCCACTGGAAAAATATAATAGCAGCCTGCCACGAGCAGCAATCCGCCAAAAATAAAGAGAATGTCATCGAGATGTTTTCTCATCACATACCCCAATCCGGATCCAGGATCGCTTCGCTCATGTCAACCACTCCCTTATAGCTCACAGCCCTGGCCATCGCATCGATCCACGCGCTGATCAAGTCTATTCTCCGTGTCCGTACCACGCTCTTCCCCTTGTGCTCCTTCACCAGCTTGATCTGCTCGTTACCATTTTTCGCCACACTTGCATTCCCAAAGCACCAGCGTGCCACCGGGCTGGCTTCATGGGTAAGTTGCCCAGCTTTCAGTAATCGCTCGGTCTCGTTCAATGGGTTGCTCATACTAATGAACGTCTGCGGAATATCCACGCAGGTTAAACCTGCCTGCTCCAGCTCCTGGATCAGCATGGTCGCAAATGCCCGGTCTGCGCATACCTCTTTCACCTTATGGAACTTGGCGATATCCAGGATGCAATCTCTTACCTCGGTATAGTCCACCACGTTCCCCTCTGTCACCGTGATCACACCCGCCTTAGCCCACTTGTCATAGGGAACATGGTCCTTCATCACTCGCTCTTTCATGTTTTCAGAGGGGATAAAGCAATGCCAGAACACCCTCCATTCCAATTGTGTGCCCTGGGGCGGAAATACCACGCAGATCGCCGTAAGGTCCGTAGTGCTGGATAGGTCCAATCCAATATAACAATCATGATCGATGAGCTCATCCCTGGACCAGGTACCTATCGTGTTATCGAACAGGTCCAGAGGCAGCCAGGTTGTCAGCTTGGTCGTGATCCATTGATTAAGTCGCAGCCACCTAAAAAGTCGCTCATCAGCTGGCTTCTCCCTGGCCTTCTCGGCGCTCTCCCTCACGCTTTCAATGGTGATCGTATGACCCAGGCTGGGGTTCGCTGCTGCCCAATTATCCTCGTTATAAATATCCTCGCCGTTGTAGCAGAACATCACCGGGTACCAGGTCGGGTCAACAATATCGCCCGCCAGTATTCTCTCCGCATACTCATGCTGCTCCCATCCCACCGTCACCCGATCTGGGTCATCCCCCGCGGTGGTAATGACCCACCAGATCGGCTGCCGACGAGCATCGCCCGCCCCGAATGTCATCACATCCCATAGATCGCGGTTGGGCTGGGCGTGCAATTCATCAAATATACAGGCTGACATATTCAGGCCGTGTTTTGTGTATGCTTCAGCTGATACCACCTTGTATCTCGAACCCGATACCCTGTCGGTGATCAGCTTGGTGCTCTTATTCAATTTGGTCCTCTTCCGGAGGGCTGGCGCCTGGTCGATCATATCCACTGCCACATCAAATACCAGGGTTGCCTGCTCTTTGTCAGCTGCGCAGCCATATACCTCGCCATTGATCTCATGATCCGCAAATAGATGATATAGCGCTGCACCGGCCGCCAGCTCTGTTTTTCCCTGTTTCTTTGGGATCTCAATGTAGACGTATTTATATTGCCTGAGCCCACGCTCATTGATCGTGCCATATACGTCCCGAATGATTTGGCGTTCCCAGGGCAGCAGCTCGAACGGCTTGCCGCTGAATTGGCCCTTGGTATGCTTCAGGCTCTCAAAGAACTGGACTGCCCTTTGGGAACGCGCTTCAACGAACATACTGCTCGCCATCCATATCAGTGTTCACAAAATCTGTCACATCATCCAGTAGCTGCTCGAGTGGATCAGTTGGTCCACGCTCAGCCTTGCGCTTGGCAAGACGAGCTCGTGCTGTGGGGGTTAGACCCAGTTTCTCAGCGTAGCCTGCCACCAATCTTGCCCAGCTCTGGCAGGCTGCTATCTCATCTTTGTCTGCCACCAGGATCCCATTCTCATCAAGAGAGGCCAGGACTTTGCTGGCTGCCCGGTACTTGGATACCGCGTCGCAGTAAATACCCAGCAGCTCCACGTCGGCATTGTCCAGCAGCTCGAGCCCCTTCAGCCTCTTCTTGGTCTCCATGAAGATCTCACGGGCATCATCATCCAGCCACTTCGGGCACCTCAGCTGGGGTCGCTTGGCCCTCTTAAGAGCACCCTCCGCTCGCTGTCGTGCATCCCGCTCAGCGTTCGTCAGGTGCTTTTTGATATTCTCATAGGTTTTTGGAGGAGTAGGCATTTTTACCTATTTTCAGGCTTCCATCGGGGACTTTTTTTCGTGTTGAAG